CGCTCCTCAATAATCAAATTAGTCATCAAATAATTAATAGTTTTTATTCAAAATTTAATTCTGAACAAAGTAACAGTGATTAATTATTATTTATTATTTATATTCAATCTGACTTAATTATTTATAAATATATATTAATTTAATTAATTAAAGGGTCTTAGCTTCCACTGCACGCCCAATTATGCAGTCATTTAATTAAAATAAAGGGTCTTAGCTTCCACTGCACGCCCAATTATGCAGTCATTAAATTAAAATAAAATAAAATAAAGGGTCTTAGCTTCCACTGCACGCCCAATTGTACAGTCATCTATAAACTACTCATCATCACTATCACTTTGTATCTCATAAGGATTAGAATACTTAATGAAATTGTTTAACTTAACATCTTCATAGTATGATTTGATCAAAAGCTGTTCTTGCCTTTTCTTAGCTTCTTTATTTAAGTAAGTAGTCCTCAACATTCCATTTTTGTAAACATTATTTAGAATGATTGGTATGAGATTCCTAGATATTGTATCTTTGTAATGGATTAAAAGATTGGCCATATACACGTTTTTGATTTCTGTAATTTTTGATAATTGTCCGTAGGCAAAGTTGTGGTTCTCCATTTCATTAAAGAAACGTTTAACTCTAATTTGAAATCTCGGTCTTAATTGCTTGATAAAATATGTTTTAAAGGTGTAATTATTAGGTTCTTCATTATATTTATTAGGTGTCATGTATTTTTTGAAACTCAAGAAATTAGGCATTAGTGATTGATAATTGTTTTGTTTAAATTCAATATCTTGCATCATGTTCTTTCTTGCTATACCTTCAAAAATCAATTGATATTTGGCTCTCCTAGCATGTATTATTAATTTACGTTTATTATTTGATGTGTTAGTATTCATTTTTTCTGCTTTGTCAACTGTTTTCTGAGCTTGGTTTAGGGTATTAACCCTTCCTTAACATTAATTTTGTATGTGTTTGTCTCAATTTTATAATTTAAGGTCATAGCTATTATAGGATCATTTGGTGTCGGTTGTAAAAATGAAACATGTAGTGGTGGTATTTCATCAAATTGTGATCCTTCATTACTTTGAAGCTCCCAACATTTACTCCAGTAATTGGTACTATACTGTGTAGTCATATCTACAAATGCATAAACTATAAGCAATGTGTCATTCACGTTGTTCACTTTCCTAAGTAATGCATAGGGCCTTGCTGCTATTAAATTGTAGTTGCCATTTACTATTTCAGCTTGCGGACCTTCTAATTCTATATCAAAAATTTTTCTATCCACAGCATTGGATTCATCATTACTGTAATTTTGAAAAACCCATAATTCTTGTTCATCCTCTATTGGAATAAAATCATCATCATAAGTAGCAACTAAATGTCCTTCTTGGGTTGTATCTATTTGTAACTCAGTGAATCTATTGAGAGTTCTATTTTGATTTTGAACATTATATTCAAGTGGTTGTAATAAAATTGCTGTGGTATTTGACTTATAGTTAATATTTTGGAATTCTATGGGTCCTGTATTCTTAAAGATAGTGTTATTACCAATTGGATTCTTAAAGACAAACTCATATGAAACCCATAGAAATCCTGGGGTAACTCTGGTATTATTATGGAAATTTCCCACTGCAATACTGACATAATAAAATGGATTTGATGCATCATTTAGATCACCTGAAATATTGTATAAATTATATTTAAGGTTATCTCCACATTTAACTACTGCAGATTTAGGCTGATAAACTTGTGTGGACATACCTCCACTTGATGTCACTAATGTTTGTTGTAAGTTCTCCTCTGGTATACTTATATTACCCCAGATTGTCCCTCCAAATATATTACCTTGTTGTGTGGTACCTACAATTGGAACATAATGTATAACAAATTTTAATGGTCTAAATTGCTGGTATCCTGTGGCTAATGCAGCTATTCTTGTTCCAGTCCAATATGCAGGATTACAAGGTATAATGGACAAAACTTCACTTCCCTCATGTATAGACATATCAGGTATTGAGTAAACTAGGTCCATTCCTACAACTGACATAGAATTGGCATCTGTTCTTTTAACTCGCATTTTCTTTTGAAAGTTTCTTGTATTCTTAAATGCAACTGGTCTTCTTTGTGAGATTGGTTGATACCTCATTGGTTGAATTCTTCTTCCTCTCCTACCTCGTACTGGGTTCCTGAAACCTCTTCTTCTATTAGTTCTCCTCTTTCTATTCTTATTTGATTTATTATTATTATTATTGTTATTGTTGTTATTCATTTATTAATTACTAGTTGTAAAGTTTTATTTTTCTGGTCGCAACATCTGAGCTTATTTTAATGTAATTATAAATTTCATCTATGTTATTAATATCACTATTGGTTACTCCTAATTGGTTTTTTAACAATTCAAGGTCATAATTCATACTTATTTGTTGATTTACTAAGGCAGTCTCTTTCATATCAAGTTTCTTGTTAGTTTCTAGGAGTTTCTTCATTGTTTCCCAATATGTACCCACAATCTTATAATATTTGTCTCTTCCTTTAGTGTCATAAAATTGTGCATATGGTATTAATGTGTTTATGTTATCTATAGTCTCCCTAGCATCCCCTGATCTTGTGTGTTTATGTAGTATTTGTACTAGATTACCACTAAATTTCTTGTAATTAAATAAAGGGTGAGTGGTATATAAAAGATATTTTTTAAAATGGGCAATAGCTGGTATTTCAAATATTTTAATATGAGGATAATTAGTTAAATAACTAACACACTGATCATAATGATAAGCTGCTCTCATTGCTGGGTTATATGTCTTATACTTGATAGAATACATTGATTCTCTATACAACTTATCAGGCTCACGTGTTAACACCACGCTAGTTTGAGCATCATTAGTATAATAAGACTTTAATGAACAGAAATGAAAACTGTCAGGTCCTCCTATATCTAAAAATTTTAAAACTTGACCTAGGCCGGATATCCTGGTATCTACCTCATCAGGGGCATTAGATTTAGGCACAAAATAACGGTAATATATTCTATTTATGAAGTCATTACTTACATAATTTTGATAACAAATAGTGAAGTCATCACCTTTTGAAAATAGTACATAATCCTTGCCATATTTGAGGCCAGATTTGTCATTGATATACCTATTATACAAGCACATACGTAGTGTATTACATAAAGTTGTATCACTATCCCCTGAAAAAACAGTTCCTAAAATATAATATGTTAAAATAGTTTTAAGTTGATTATTCATGCCAGTTTTAACCTTCATGCACTTATAGTGTAAATTTGAAATCATTTTAAACTCTTCAAGTGGGACATGATACACACTATGATATATTTGTGAGTATAAATAACGGTCTATTTCCTTCAACATTATGTCTTGTGTATTGTCAAAGGCACTTCCATCCCCCTCTGCGACTTTAGTGAAACCTTCATTTATATAGTTATTAATATCATCTGCCATTTGTTGCAAATTCTTACCACCACAGTATCCTTTCAAATAATTTTGGCAAATTTCTTCTAATTTCCAACAGATGGGACCCATAGCATATTTAATTCTTTGTGGGATTGAACACACCATTCTGGGCTTACCATCTTCTGGTTGTATCTCCTTCTTCACTATAGCCTCATAATTCAATCTGCTGGCATCATAACGTTCCTTAGGGCTATATTCCAGAAATTTTTCAGGCCGATGATGGTAATCAAACACTTTATTTATTTCTTTTTGCTTGGCTGAGCTTAAGTGGTTATACCACTGAGCGTAATCATAACTAAATGTTTTTAGGTGTTCTCCTAATTCTTTATCTATTATAGCCTTAGCATAATTGATGAAATCTTGGACCACTGATGGGTGTGGTGTGGGACACATTTTTAACTGTCGTTTAGTGGCTGCAAACAATGTTGAATCAAAGTTGCCATAAGCTATTACATCATTTACCAAATCTTCATTGCCAATAGTTCTTTCAAATGCATAACCCTTACTCCTTAACATAGGATTATCTCGTATATCTGCAACTCTTATATTGTCAAGTGTATGGATAAAATTTTGATACAATTTGATTTTCTTTCGCATTCTTTTATTTTTGAATTTTTTTAAAAACTCTTCTAATTTATTATAATGTTTTGGGTTACGCTCTTTACTTATTGGTAATAGATAAGCCAGTGGTGTGTTAATACTAAGCAGTTGCCTTGGAAATCCATAAGGTTCTATTTTCCTGTAAACTTGCTTCTCTTTATCATATTCTATAAAACCCATAAGAACAAATTCTTCAAATAATTGTTTTAACTGAGGATAATTATTCACTGCCTCATCTGGTACTATCTCCAGGTTAGGATGGAAGTAATAATGGGCTGAAAAATTGATGAAACTATTAGGTTTTGCATGTTTTTCTAAAGTGCTTGAGTAATAAGTGTTATTGAATGATTGAGACTGCTGAGACATTGTAAACTGTGTTAAACTTAAATTAATATTTATATTAAATAATTTATATAAATAATTAAAATCTTTATATTCTTTATTTTTTTGTGATGTTGCGACCATTTCTAAAAATGGTAATAAGAATCGAATGGATTGAGAGGTTTACGTTTATAACTGTTTATAATGTGAGGTTTCAATGAATCTTCGGGTACTTCATTTTGTAAATCATCTACGGATACAAAAAGTTGTTTGGCCCAGTTGCTTAATCTTTCAAAGATAGTATTTTGCAGTTTAGTATTTATTTCAATACCACTATCCTTATTCTTAAAATCATTAGCGACTTGTACTAGCTCAGAGTTTTCTAATACAAACAATTTCTTTTCAGTTTCTGCTATCTCTTTTATTATTGTTGCTAATAAATTTGGAGCGTCACTGGTTATATTTAGCAAAGGCTCCTCTCTATTTATATACAATAATAATTTTTTCATATCATCCTTAGTTATTTTTTCCATATTTAATAGTTTAATTTTCAATTTCTCCGTAACCTCTGGCTTTATTAATTTTTCTATTTCTGCAACATAATTTATGTCAGGCATATCATAATAATAAAAATGTCTTGCAAACCTTCTCTTAACTGTCTTCATTATTGCAAATGTAGCTCCATCTTTAACTATATATCTCTTACCTTCATGTATGTTGGTGATAGGCTCAGTTGACAAAGCTGCTTCAATAGGATCCACTACCTTTACACCTTCTTTATCATTTAAATATTTATTATTATTTATTATTGGACATTTGGCAGTACAATTAATATTTAATAAATAACGATAAATAAGTTGATAATGATCTAGCATATCTTCATTTATCACCTCCACTTCATCTAAATATTTATCTATTACATTAGGCCATTCTTCCTCATTGATAGTTTTATCTAATTCATCTATGCATCTCATACTCTTAACAGCCAGTAGACTTCTAGTTATCTTATCTCTAATATTTTGAATTCTTTTTATTAGCTTATCTCGATATTCTCTATACATAATTCGTCTACGATAACCTGCGTCTTCTAATACCTTGGTGTCATTGTTAAATGATCTAATATAATTTAAATTATCAGTAGGTAATTGTTGTACTAGCCAGTCTGCCTCTGTGTACAAGGAGTAATCAGGCATTACGAATATTATTGTTTCAGACTCTGTATCATAAGTAACTTGTCTGTCTTGCAATAAATTTAGAAATTTTGTTTCCAAATAATAATTAAACATCAATCTTTTTAATTTAGGACAAGCAATATAATGTAATTTTTTCTTGATCTTGTCTTTAATCTTGTCATTCTTTATTTTATTTATAATTGATTCATACTTTGATATTTTTCTTCTTATTTTCTCCTCTTTGACATCCTGCAAATGTGGTCTAACTAAATTTATAGGTACCTCCTTCACTACTGGTTTAGTCACTAACTCTTTTAAGTTTAATTCCTTATTATCCTTATTTTCACCAACACTATTTGATCTTCTCTTAAGAATTTTATCATTATCATCTTTATTCAATTTCTTTTCTACTCTATAATAAGGTATGCTTGATATCTCTTCGATATTTTTCATAACTTTATCTAGACTTTGATAATTTTGTATTAATGCCCTACCTTTGTTGTTAAATACAACGTCACTAGTTATAGTGTTGGTGTCATCTTTCATGATTTTTTCAATTATAAACCTATTATAATGAGTTCCGCCACAATTAATTCTTTGTTGGACTGTAAA